TCGACCAGCGCCAGGGAGCCGTAGGCGAAGTCGCGGGCGGCGTTGCCGCCGACCATGTACCAGGACGAGCCGAGCTTCGTGGACGGCAGCCGCGGCCACACCTTGGTGCGCGCGCCCCGGGCCTCGGACTTGCCCTTGATCGCCCAGACCTTGCGGCGGCGACGCTCGGTGCAGAACGCGTACGTCTCAGAGGTGTGGTGACCGCCCGAGTCGATGGCGGCCGCGCTGATCCGCATTTCGCTGCCGTCGCTGCGCTTGAAGCCGCGCAGCAGCAGGCGATCGAGGTTGCGCCAGACTTCCGGTTCGGCCGGGTCGCCCGGAATGACGAAGTGGCCGATCAGGGCGCACTCCAGCCCCGCGCCCCAGCCCCAGACCGCGCCCTCGATGCGGGCATTGGTGCCGGACTGGACGTCACCGCCCAGCGTCAGGGTCCGGACGAAGTCGGGCACCTCGGCGCCGTAGGCCTCGCGGCGCTCGAGGAACGCGGTCGGCTTGATCTCCTGGCCGTAGGTCTGCCGGTACGGTCGGCCGAGGCGCAGGTTGACGAACGGCTGGACGAGGTTGGCCGGATCGTCCTGGGCCTCCAGCCACTCCTGCACGATCACCGGCCAGGCGGCGTTCGCGTTGAGCGACATGCCGGTCCAGAGGTGGAAACCGGCGTGCCCGGGGATCTTCGGCGTGGCGGTGGGGCGCCAGTCGCCCCGCTCATCCATCCAGGCCTTGCGGCCTTCGTCGATAATGCAGCCGCAGGTGCCCTGGTACCAGACGGACTTGAGGGATCCGTCATCGTTCAGGTCCCACTTCAGCCCGTGCGGCGTGTCCTTGCCGCCCCAGTCCAGCCACTGCCAGCCGTCGAGTTCGCCGGCGGCGTCCGAGCATTGCGGGCAGGGCACGAAGTAGCGCCGCTGGTCCGAGGCCAGCCAGAGCTTCCAGACGCGGCTCGTCTCCTCGAGGAGCGGGGTCGAGCCTCGGACCTGCTTGCGATTGTAGAAGGTCTCGCCGCGGGTCCAGAATAGCTTGAGCTTGTCGCCCTGTGATTTGGCGCCGGGCGTCCAGCCGTCGCCGTCGATCTCGTCGGCGAACAGGAACCGGGCGGAGTAGCGCCGGAACGCGTCGTCCGAGGCCGCGCCGACGACGCGCACGAGGGCGCCGTTCGACAGCTGATAGAAGGTCGCCGAGTCCTGCTTCTCGCCCTTCCGGACGGGCCGCAGCATCTTCGCGAGCACCGGGGTCTCGCGCAGCATCGGCGCGATCTCGGTGGCGCCGAACTCCTCGGCGTCGTCCTCGACGGGCTGCGCCACCGCGCAGAGCGTCGGGTCCTGATGCAGGTGGTAACCGATCGCCAGGGTGGCGAGCCGGGTGTAGCCGACGCGGGCGGCCTTCAGGACGGTCACCAACGGCAGGGTCGGATCGCACATCGCGTCCATGAGGCCGCGCTGGTACCCGTAGAGGGTCACCGGCCCGCTCTCGGATCCGGTGCTCTTCGGGATCCGGCCATGCTCTTCGGCCCACGCCGAGCCGGACATGTGCGGCTTGAAGACGAGAGCCTCGTCGAACAGTCGGTCCAGGTCGGTACGCGTTGCGTCGCGTCCAGCCGGGTACTCACCCCGCCGGTGGGTTCCGATCCGCTCCGCCAGCGTCATCGTCGGGGTCGCGTCCTGCAAACCACCGCAGCGCGATCTCCTCGCGGGCGGCCGTGAAGGCTCGGTTCATCTCGGCCTTGGCCATCACCTCGATCTCGGAGGCGCTGGTCATCGTGGCCGCGCGTCCGGCGACCTTGGAGGCCATGTTCGACAGGCCGGTGCGGAGGACCTGGCAGAAGGTCGCCATGTCGGCGACGGCGTCATGCCGGGACACGACCGCCTTCAGCGCCTCGTCGGCGTTGATCTCGGCGACGATCGCATTGGCCACCGCGCGGCGGCAGTCCGCGTCCTCACGGCGCGCCTTGCTGCTGTCGTCGCCGGCGTTCATCGCTACGTTTTCGATGGCGCGCTGGATCCGCCAGTCGATCACGGCCGCCGAGTCGAACTGCCACTCGATGCCGTTGCTGCCGCGCTCGACGTAGGGACAGCCCTTCTCGATCCAGTTCGTGACCGTGTTGACGCTGACGGCGAAGATGCCGGCCACCTCGGCGCGGTTGAGCAGCCGACCGTCGATCGCGCCGGACATCAACAACAACCCCTGTTTTCAAAAATTCTTAGAGGGTGAACCGGTGGGGTCCGAATTCCCCTCGATGGGCACCCCCCTCGGGAAGGACCCTGGCTTTTTGGCAGGGGCGGCATGGTCGCCGCGATAGGCGTGGCGTGCCCTGGCGGGCTCGCTCGCGGCCTTACCGGGGTCAGCGCTTCCGGCGCACGTCGTTGACGACGAAGCGCTCCCAGCCCGCCCGGAAGTGCGTCCGGAAGGCGGTCGGGATCACTGTGCGCGCCTTCTCGTAGTAGGGGAAGCGCTTCGAGTAAGTCATCCCCTTCACGAAGATCAGGATCGGCAGCACCGTGCGTCCCTCGCGCAGGTAGACGCCGTCGGGGGCCCGGGTCCCGCGTAGGACGAAGTAATCCAGGTTGCGCCTGCGGTTCGACCGCTTCGGTCGGCGGATCGTGTTCTGCGCCGCGTCCGATGCGGCGCCGAGCGCCGAGAGGATGCGGACGATCTGCCCGCGGTTCATGTTGCCGTAGCCGTCGAGCTGGGCCCCGCGACCGGGCACAGTGAACTCGTTCGAGCGCAGGATGCCGGCCCGGGTCAGGGCGATCTCGAAGCGCTTGCGCTTGCGCTGGCCGCCGGCGACCGACGGGCCCAGGTACTTCCAGGCGGGCGTACCGCCGAACCCTTCCTTGAAGCCGAGCTCGGCCTGCAGGTTCTGCTTCGTGGCTGGCCGCACCTGCAGCGCGTTCAGCGTGTAGGGCGTCGGCCTGTCGAAGACCGAGCGCATAGTCTCGCGCTCGCCTTCGCGCCCGTCCTTCATCGCGTTGGTCAGCGCGAAGGCGGCTACGAACGGGACTTGCTTGGCCGCGCGCCCGATGACTTCGGCCTTGAGCCCGAGCTCGGTGGCATCGAGCTTCAGCATAGAGCCTGCCGTGTCAGCGTGTGCCCCTAGCGGGCACCGGAATGGTGACGACCTTACCAGTGCGCGGATCGAGAATGCGGATGAACTTCATCCCAGAGCCCTATTTCCAGCGGCCTGCGCTTGTGTAGGCGCATCGTTGATCGTCGGGGACCGCATGGCCTCTTCGATCCATCCCGCGGCATCCGACAGGCGCGTGAACGCGGCCAGGAGACGGGTCTCGTATCGGCCGCACGGAAACTCGGTGACGACGAAACCGCCGTGAGGGAGCTCCTGGATACAGAGCGCCTTGAGCCGCTCCGTCAGGGGTTCGTGCTGGCGCATCTTCAGCAACTCTGCATCGGCTGCGGGACGTCCCGGTTCTGCTGCACCAGGCGCGAGGCCGGCCGCTCGACCGTGAGCTCGGTGCAGTCGTCGAACACGACGACGGTGACATCGCGGACGCCGGCGTCCGCGCACAGGCCGATCAGCTCGTCCTGCCACTTCGCGGCCGTGGACGGCTGAAGCTTCTGCCGGGTGCGCAGCACCAGGATGTCGCCGTGCCGGAC